TTTTCGATTGTAAGTCTTGATTTCTCATTCTTACAATGAACGATATTACCAATAACATCTTTTCCGTCTTTCTCTTTTTTCTTAGATAAGAATATAATTGATGAAGCAGCATATTTCAATCCTGAACCTCCACCCATAACTTTCTTAGCAAACAAACCCATTTCATCATAAGTATGATTAGTCACGATTAATGGTACACCTGCTCTACCTAGTTTAAGAGTCAATACTCTGAAAGCTCCTTTAACTAACTGAGCTCTTGTCATATCTCTAGTCTCTGCACCAGATGCTGTGTCTTCAATCTCTTTAGTTGTTGATAACATACCTAATGAGTCAAGTACAAAACACATTCTCATGTCTGACTTGTCTTTGATATATTGATCAATAATCTTAATTGATTGAGTTCTGAATTCCTGTATTGTTGTAACAGGAACAATGACGATTCTTGAAGAGTCGATTCCTCTTTCTTCAATCATGTCTTTAGTGATTGCACTTTCTGATTCGAAATAGATAACCGCTGCATCAGGATTATCATTTAAGAATTGTTTACACATTCCAAGTGCGAAGAATGTTTTACCAGTAGCAGACTCACCAGCTAATGCTGTAATCTTATTGTTTGGTAATCCATTGTAAATGTCACCAGACAAGAGTGCGTTAAAAATATAAGAACCTGTGTCAATGTATCCAGTGACATCAGCTGCTTGTACTCCGTCTTCTACAATAGAAGCGAACTCATTACCTGTTGTTTTTATTAAGTTTTTCAAATAACTCATTATATATTATCTCCATAATTTATTTATTTATTTCTATGATTTTTCCTCATAGCTCTTAGACTATTGTCATAGTCAATGTGTGAACGAATCTCTTTCTTCCAAGACTGTATTTCTACACTTAGAAGAACTAGACCCGTCCATGTGACCAAATGAAATGCCATAAAGATATATTCTATTGAAGTCATATATCTATTATACTACCGAATCGGTATCTGTCAAGTCTTCATTTAGACCTGCGTCTTCATGAGTCATTTCGATATGTCCTTCATCAATCAATCTTCTTCGGTTAACCATGTGTGCTGCTAGTACTTCTTCTTTAGAACCACCAAAATATGAAACTGCATGACCATCATCAATTAGATGTTCTGTAGCTCCTTTCATTACACCATTATGTTCACAATCAAAGTCACCTAGTATTCTACCAAATTTACCTTTCATGTCTTCACCGTTTTTGTTGATTTGTGTTTTCAATACTGCTGTTTCACCTAACATGCCTATTAGAGCTTGTTTAGCTGCCTTACCAAATACTTTCTCAACTTCATCTGAAGTTCTAGATTCTGGTGTGTCAATCCCCATCATTCTAACTCTCTCGTCTTTTAAACAGACTCCGAAACCTAAATCGATATCACAATCAACTGTATCACCGTCTACAACTTTTACTATTTTTACTTTATACTCGTACATTAACTACCCCTATGGGCAATTAATACTTACCCAAAAAATGAATCAAGTGTACTTACTGGTTCAGTAGTCCACCCAATCTTATCTAATATTACTCCGAGTGGTTCAATGAATGATTTTTGAAACTGTAAATCGTAATCAATATAATCATCTAAGTTGAATTCTTTCGGAAGTGTAGAGACAAATGAAATAACATTTTCATTCATTATATTTGGAAGTTTCATATAACAAAACTTCACTTTTTCTCCATTCTGTATTACAGGATATTTCTTGTCTATATTGTATTTATGCAAAAAGTGATTGTAAAGAAGCGAACCTCTGACATGAATTGGAGTTCCTTTGTTATATATAGAAGCTGCATTGTAATATTTCTTGACATCACTCACTCCACGAGGAAATGATACTTCTTCTATTGGTAACTTACCGAACTCTTCTCTTGAGTTTAGTATGAACTCATGTACATCATTCTCTGTACCTGTCATTAATGTTTTAATACCTTCTTCAAGTCTTTTTCTACACCACATTGGAGTAGATGACTTTGCTGTTTCGATACCCATCATCTTTAGTTTTGGAGTTCTATATCTCACACCTTCTGAATCATGTACATTTAGAATGTATCTTTTCTTTGCTGTCCAGATACCTTTATCTGCAATGACCTCTCGTCCCATTTCCATTTTGTTCTGATAAGCATTCATGTATGAAGCAAGTTGTTCATACGATTCATTAATCATTGGTTCGAACTTCTCTTTTGCTATCGTATCTAAGAAGTCGATCGGATTCTTTGGATTTACTTTAGTAACCAATTTGTCGAATGATACATAGATTGAATCAGTATCGATTGCGATAACATAGTCATCTTCAGTATCTAATACTTTGTTTAGATAACCGTTAACAGCTTTCTCTACCCATTTGATACTCAACTGACCTGCTGTAGTAATACCTTCAGCAATCTCTCTGTTAAAGTATCTGAAGTATTGATTACCTAAAGCACCATAACAACTGTTAAGTGAAATCTTTCTGACCATTTGATTGTTATTATATTTGACAATCGAATACTCACACTCTTTTCGTGCAACTAAGTCTTCTTTTGGAATTGTCTCTAATCGTATTTGTTCTTGAATCATCTTGTTCTTAAACAATACTCTTTGATCATACATCTCTTCTAAGAGTTCTGGTAAGAATCCTTGTTTGTCTGTCCTGAATAGAGCTCCGTTTGGTGTTACTGTTGTATTAGTTAACATACTAGTGTCTACTTCACCGTCTAATAGTTTACTGACACTTATCTCTTGATTAAATATCTTCTTCTGATATGTATCCGGACTCATGTTGTATTGCATAATTAAATGTGGATATAGACTATTCAAATCGAATGACATAACCCAATTGTGTTGACCTATCTGTGGTTCTTTTACATAAGCACCTACAATTCTAGAATCTTGAGCTAACTTTTTCGGTGGTGGAACCATACCTCTTTTCTTCAAGAAGTTGTATATAATTAAATCCCAATATCTTACTGAACCGAATACATCTTCGTAGTTACACTTTGCTTGATAAGCCATAGTGATAACTAATTCCATAAGTTGTAACTTATTATCTAGTTCTTCAACAAGTTCTGTATCACGAATATTATAGTCTAAGAACTTCTGATAATCATTTCTATAGAATAGATGCATTGCACCGAACTCTGAGTAATCGATTTTCTTCTTACCTAATTCTACTTCAGCAATATGATCTAGACGATATGTCTCTCTTGTTTTGTATGTAAACTTCTTGTACATTTCTAAGTAATCTAAGATACAGATACCTGCAATGTTGTATGATATCATTTTCTTCTGACCCATGTACAACCATTCTCTTGATGTAACTAATCCATGTGGTGATAATTGTAAAACAGTATCCCAATCAAATAGTTTCCAAATACGATTGACAAGATAAGCTATATCGAATGTTTCGACATTCCAACCTGTAATGATATCTGGTTCTAAATGATCCCAGACTTTCATGAATGTTTGTAACAGTTCTCTCTCGTCTTTACACTTATGATAAATGACATCTTTGTCGTCTGTCTTATAGTCAAAGTTATCAATACCAATTACATGAGTCTCTTTATGTCCAAAGAGTTTCATTGTTATTGCATTGACTCGTTCTGCTGCTTCTGTTGGTTCCGGAAACCCACCTTCACATTCACACTCAATATCAATGTTAAGTATGTTAATATTCTTTATATCAAATTCAACTTCACTTGGAAATGATTCTGCAATGTAAGTATATTCCCATTGTTCTAGACCATGAATATCTATACCTGTATTGTCATACTGTTTCTTCCAATGTCTTGCTTGACTTGGAGAACTAAATTTCTTAGATTGTAAATACTCACCACCTATCGATTTATGAGCTGTTTGTTTGTTAGTTGGAATATAAAGAGTTGGTTCGTATTTCAATCTCTTGAGATATCTCTGACCGTTCTTTACTCCTCTTGCAAGGATAAAGTCCTTGTATCTTTTAATGTTTGTGTAATAATGCATAATATACTCTATTGTACTATAGAAATGCCATAATGTCTATACCATTCTGGCTTTTGTTGTATTCTTTCTTCAATTCTTTCACGGACTATGTCCATGTCTTCTTCAGACGGTGTCCAATCACCATAGTAACCTTCAGGAAATTTTTCACTATGAAATGTCCTTGAGTCATCTAAGTTGAATTTTCGTTTTTTAAGTTCTTCTCGTATTTTATCATATCTATCAGATAGATACTTACCCTTGTCATAGAAGAATGTGACATGTCCTTTGTTCAATGAGAACTTTTTAGGGATTCTTTTTTTGTTCCAATCAGTCGATTTAAGAGACCTTTGAAGTGATGAACCGATCATGAATAGTTCACGATACTCTGCCATCAAATGCTGGTCTGTTAAATCTTCTACTGGTATTATATTGATTCGGGTCAAATTACTTTCGGTGGTTCAAAATGTTTCTCAACTGCATTGAGTTTATCTTCCGCCGAAGCTAGTATATCTAACTGTTCATCAATAGCACCTATTAAATCGGAGTGCTCACCGATACCTACAGAGTTTTTCATGTAGATTGTGATATTAGTCTTTGCAGACGATATCTCACTTTGATATTTTAACATAAGAGATTGTCTTATTTGTTTATCTATTTCCATAATATATATTTCCTTATTTGGCTATTCTTAGCCTGTCCATTAGTCTATGAGCTCTATTGTAGACTTGTTTTGCCCACCTTGAGTCCAAACCTTCGATAGAAGCTTGTTTGTAGTCACCAGCGTTTAGTGCTGAAAACATCATCTTAAACTTCATCAACCTAGTAATACCTAGATTAAAAGCCATGTTTGCTAGAATAAGTTTTACTTCTTCAGGAAAACTTTCCCACTCATTCATCTGATTTTCACATTCAGATAAACAAATATTTATGTCCTGATAAAATAATTCATCACATCTTGTTTGTGTGATTAAAGTACCTTCAGAAGCTCCCTTCTCTGGGTCTGTATCTTTGATTAAGTGACCAACACCTACTGTTGGATATCCTAAGTGATCAAGATATACTTCTAGTTTCACTCCTTCATCTGAGGTAATCTCTTCTTTGAGTCTTACCATAAATTCTTTACTATAATTCATTTTTTAGTTCCTCTAGCCCTTGATTCGCTAGTAATTCAATGAGTATCTTACTCATTAACTGATTAAATTCTTCATCATCAGATATCGTATCCTTCAAAGCTTCTGGACACGATCTGACAGCCCTTTCAAAATCTACTGTTGGTATCTCGCTCTCTTCTCTAGGAATCATATTAATGGTTCCGTATTGATAGACAACATCTTGATACACGCCTTTCAGTATTTTGATTGCTCGTTCTCCACTCTGATGAACGACTTCTGTATAGAGTCCGTCATCAAACAGTGGATAATGAGTATTTATAGTTTCCACTATTTAGGCTTGTTCTTCGAACCTTTTGGTCTTCCTCTACCACGTGTGGTAGTCTCAGTCTTAGTTTTTGTTTTTCTTACTTTAGTTGGTGTTTTTCCGTCCGTGTAAGCTTCGTTAGTTGAAGTTGAAGGATCATCTTTTACAAATCTACCTTTCTCATCTCTCGTTCTTTCACCTGTCGGTTCACCATTAAAGAAAGTTACAAATTTATTCCAAATTCCCATTTTCTTCTCCTGATTTATTAATCATTTTATTAACATAGTTTATTTTTCTAAACATATATCTATTATACTACAAATCCGGGAGAGGTCAACCCCCTCCCGAAAAGTTTTTTACTCAGCTAAGAATTCCTTCTTAGATGACTTCGAACTACTACCTATCGTTATAGTTCTAGCTTTCTTTTCTTCTGGAACTACCCTTTCAGCATGTATAGTTAATATACCGTTTGAAAGGTCTGACCCCTTCACAATTACATCTTCAGCAAGAACAAAGTTCCTAGTGAATTTTCGTTGTGAAATACCTTGATGAATAAAATCCGAGGACTTTAAATCAAGATCACCTTCGATAGTAAGATTGTTCTCTTTAACATTTACTGTTAAGTCATCTTCACTAAATCCTGCTACAGCTAATTCGATTAGAAAAGTATCTTCTACTTCTCCTTTACGAATATTGTAAGGTGGATAGTTTGATTGTGGTATTGAACGGACTCTGTCTAAGTTATTAAAAACATTATCGAATCCGACCGTGAATGGAGATAAATCTCTCCAGATTTGCTCATTGATAGTCATAGTGACCTCCTGGTTAAAGCAAGGTTAAAAATAGAGCCAGAAAATTCTGCACTCCTCATAGTGACTCTCGGTGGATTATATTAGTATTGTCTCCTAAGAGACTAAATGTGTTTGTCCCACCGATAGTCGTAGATCAAAAGACTTAAAAGTCTCTCTCTCTAATTATATTTATAACAGTTTAACCTGTCATTAATGTAATTTATTTATTTTTCTTAATAGTTGATCTTTCTTAATATTCCACATTGCTTTAAAATATGGGTCTTGAGCTCTAGTAGCTGCTTGTCTAAGAAAAGTTATTTTAATATTTATGTCGTCTTTTTTAATCTGTAACATCTGATTTTCTCCCAAGATAATTTTTATACTTGACTCTATTAATAATTGTTTGTTTGACTTTTTTTTCAGGATTGAAGTCATTAACTGTATGTGCGTTTATTGTTCCTCTACATGTAAAACAATCACCTTCTTTTAATTCAACAGATGATTTTCCCAAAGTAGTAGCGAAGTCATCAAACATAACACATGATGCTGCAGAAAAAGACATTAACTGATTACCAGCTCTGTCTTCGAAAGTCTGTACATAGAATCCTCTTCTTGTCTGTTTTACACCCTTGAACTTAAGAGTCATATCATATCTTTCTTTAAGTTTTCCTACAAACGATCCTGACGGAACATTATCTTTACATGCTTCTCTAGATGTATCTAGAAGAAGTTTTTTATCTAGAAATTTAAGTGTTCCTCTAATACCGTCAATCTGTTTATCAGACAGCATTCCTTTAGTCTTTACTTGTGTCCAAATAGAACCAAGAAACTCACTTTCTCCATGTCTATCTCTAATAGATTCATAAATTGAAATACTACCTTCAGTATCCATAAGATAATCCTGAAATGTTTTAACGTTAAGTGTTGCTGACATTATGATATTACTCCAATCACTACAGGGAATAACATAACAGTTATTACTTGTAAAAAGTCTTTATCTAAAAGTCCTAGTTTTCTCATTGTTTTCATAATTTATTTACCTCTTTATTATCAAACTATGTACATAGTATAACAAAAGTGTACCAGTGGTAGCAAATGAAATTGTCACAAATCTGTTACTATTGTGACATTTGTGTGACATAAATACTAGTATGGCATATATAAAGAATAAGTTTAAAAGATTTCATAAGATGATGAAATCAGGGAGAATGAATAAGGTTTGTAAAAAGGTATTTACTTCATAAGTTTACGGATTTCACCGTTGATAAATGGAGCAAAGATTTCGACAGGTTCGTCTTTACCTTTAACTTTGATTTCGTCTAACCTTTCACAAGGTATATCAAGACAATCATTAGTATAGGAAGATATAAGAATCGGAGTATCATAAGTTCTTGTTTGAACTTCTAATCTAGCAGCTAAGTTAACTGCATCACCCACTACCGAATAGTCGAATCTCGACTCTGACCCCATGTTGCCTACAATACATGGTCCTGTATTCACACCTGTACCCATTTTAACTGACGGTAAGTCTAGACCTTGTTCAATCAACTCTTTGTTCATCTTCTCACATTCTATCTCTATCTCTATAGCAGACTTAACAGCTAACTCAGCATGATTCTCACATGGTAGAGGCGCATTCCAAAATGCCATAATACAATCACCCATATACTTATCAATGGTACCACCATTAGCTAGTATTATCTTAGTGAATCGATCTAAGAACATATTGATTAATTCTACTAATCCTTCAGGGTCATCATTTTTCATATAGCTCTCTGATATGGGAGTGAATCCGACTATG